ATTCATTGTCATTATCATCATTTTGCATATATGTTGTGGAAGTCCATTCTCCATAACTGAATTCTCAAACTTTTGTGATAATATAAGTTCTTTCATGGACAAGCCTCTATACTTGATATCATTATCTGATCCTAAATTATGAACTCTTTTGTAATGTGAATACTCAAAAAGTCTTTCTAACTCTATTCTCGGGAACACATTTGGGTTAATGTCTATTTCTGAAACATTAAGCATAATATCAGGATAAGTGTTATACATTATTTGAGATTTATAAAACATTTTGAGATCACTAGACTCACCTCTCATAACATATAATCTTTCAGACGATTGCATTTTAATTACCATTCTCTTGATTAGCATATATATTGAATATATATGGAAGTTACTTTTTGCAGGGATTTTCTCTAACAAACTTTCATTTATTATTTCAGGATAAAAATTATTCATTTTCCTCAGGTCTCTACTAATGGAGTTCTTAAATGTTGTAGATTGCCCTAAAATATCCAGCATTATTTCCCTGACAGAATTTTCTAATGTTGCAAACTCAGGCTTTATCTGACTTTTCCTGAGCAACATTTTAATGTCTGGCATTGGACTTCTTTTAAATTTAGATATGGAAGCATCCCACAAACTTTCAGAAAATAACATTTTAGGTGCTTCACCAGGCTCTAAGTTCAGTATTTCGTCGACAACTTCTCTCCATGTTTTAAGCTCATTTGTTTCATCAAAATCCCTAGAAAAACATTTAGATGAGATAACAGCTCCCATTCTACCTAATCTCATGAATAAAGGATACTCATTGAAGCTCTGAGCAAATGATCTTGAGTACAAGTTCAAAATAGACATAGACACTTGCAAATCATAGTTTAAACTACCATTCAATATTTCCATTAAATTAGATGATATATAATCTTTAGCCACCTGCAATGGGATGCCTATATTCTCCAGTATTTGTTTCGCTCTCTTTTGAGTATGAACAAATGCATAAGGTTGGACTTTTGAAAACAAGTCCATATCATCTTTCTCTAATCCATATAATTTGTCAAGATCCGGTTTTTGATAAACACAGGACACTGATGGTTCATTCCTGTTTAAAGAATCATGAGTTTTAGGGCCATTAATTGAGTCTAGCGGTGAAGGCAAATAAGGATATTGTCCTAAAACATAAGATCTTATTAGTGGTAAATCCATGTTGGATTTGATATTGAAAATTGTATCTATATACTTCTTATTTATAGTATGCATTATAGATGTCAGAATAGAACTAGCTCCATTTTCCTTTGCTTGAGATATAATTTGGAAAGAGTGATCAACCATCATCCCATATGATTCAGTGTCTGTTATAGAATTTGCATTTGTGAATTTAATAAGAGGAGTTAAAAACTCAGAGAAAGTGAAGAATGCACTGTTAAACTCGCCTATATTATAAGAGATGGAATCTTTTGATGATACATGTATATTACATCTGCTCACATAATTTTTCATGAAAGAATAAAAAGAGTTAGAAATAGAAATTTGACCAAATTTACTTATTTCTGGATGAAGGGCTAAGGCTATATAACAATCATCAGAAGACACAACAAAGTCCATTTTCCAACTAGAACCAAATCCAGGTATGAGGTTTTTGGTGGTTTCAACAAATCCTCTCATTATCATTGCATGATACAAAGATGAGGTGTAATGAAGTATTCCTTGCCACATTCCAATTTTATTCTCGAATGAACTTAAGCCTCCTGACAACTTTACGTATTTATTATTTTGCATATCTGAGTCAGTGAGAATCTCATCTATCTTTTTAGGAGGTATGATGAGTCTCTTTGTTGTCCATTTTTCTAAGAAATAACATAGCATATTAGACATGTCTTCGTCATCTCTAAATAAACTTTTAATCATTATCATAAAAGATTTCACATTCTGTGAAGGGCCCCATCTTGTTCTGTCCAAGTTGAAATGATATATCTTTGATCCTTTAATTGAGTTCCTGAGGTTGTGAATTTTTGTCATAAGAATAGCATTCTTTTTAGCCCCTTTCGTGATCATCTCTTCTGGTATGAAGTTGCAAATGTGTTCGGAAACCCTCTCTATGGCAGATTGAATTATTCTAGAAACAGAGTCTAATATATGAATTTCTCTTGTTCCACCTATTTGATTCTTTCTGAAAACGTCGGAGCATATCTCATGACTGTCAGGAATTTGATTGAGAAAATCATATATTTTCTCAGGCTTTGTCTCATTTGTTGCCTTAAAAATAGTCTCAAAGCAGATACTTCTGCTAACTTTGTTCATCTCGTAGTTTTCCATTGGTATGTGAAATTTATAATTCTGATCAGATGAGAAAGAGGACTTGGATGTCATTAACTCACTTATAGGTAAGTTAGTCTTGTTAGATTGAGCTATGTTATCCACTCTTGTTGCGTTGGTGTCTTGCAAAAACTCATATAACAAATCAGAACACCATTTTACAAGATTCGCATCAAAGTCTCCCTTCATCTCTATGTCCTCATTATACATTTTAACATCCTTCTCCATGGTCCTAAATTTAATCTCAAAATCCACAACTTTCTCTATTAACTTTCTCTCAGCATGAGTTTTACTTGGAAGTCTATCTGGATTGTAAATCATGCATAAATAAATGTTATGTAAAAACACATTCATCCCTGTGTTCTCCGATGTTGGTACAAGTGGAGAAGGAATACTAGAAAACAATCTTTTACCATCTTTCTTTATTGTACCTGAATACTTAGAAGCCATCAATTTTGGTAAAGCCAAGAGATGCATATTCAACAAGGTTGATTGAAAATGAGTCCTAAGAGGAATATCTTTATATTTATCTAAATTAAAGACAACATTGTATGGCATTATTCCCAAAGCCATCATAGAACTATATCTTATTTGTTGTAACATTTCAGATGTCTTTTGAGAGCACTCAAAGTCTATGAGAAACATAATAGTCATCATAAGACTATTATCTGAGTAATAAGAGTCACTCAATGAAAGAGACATATCTTTAGACATTGACTCTAAATAAGAGAAGTAATTTGGAACAAATCTGTTATACATTGTAACATACCAGTCTAACCTACCTGTATCAAGACTAAAGACATCTGAAAACCAACAGCCTCTTTTATAAGAAGTGAAATTTAAACCAAGGCCTGAATCATCTGGAATATCTTTTGTCATCAAATACATGTAATAAGGTCTATCAACTGTGGTGGCTGCAATATCAATTAAATATACTATTAAAGTGTTTGTGCCTTCTATTCTACTTATCCACCATCCTTTTTCCTTGAACCTTGGAGCATTTCTTCCTATTTCCATCGACATAAGTTGCATAAATAATGAGTACTGAACCTCTTTTCTTCTGTTGACATCCTTAACAATTTTCTTAATATTCTTATCATTATCTAAAAGAGGATGACTGTCGACGAAAGGATCATAATCATATTGGAAATCAGTGTAACCCAGGCTTTTAATATTATAAAAATCATCTAAATCAACTGTTCTGTTCTTCTTTAGAAAGTCTTCTTGCTTTAACATTAGATCTCTTTCTTTTGCCAACTTTCTCCCTATGCCGAACTCAATAGCTCTAGTTTTGATAGTCTTGTCTTTTATCTGAATCAAGTTATTTAAGGGATTTTCAGTGACAGCAAATTTTGATATAACCATAGTCTGGAAATGCTCATTGTAATTCTCCACAGAGAGCAAATCTGTGCTTAATTGTTGGGTATCCAAAAGTTCTCCACTAAACTGAATCAGGGGTAGATGTCTGATAGGTCCTTTAGATTTTGGATTAACATTTTGTTCCTTGTAGTGATCTTTAAGAGATTGAATCATCTCTCTAAGTCTAATGTCATCTTTTTGTTTCGTATTTTCTGTTATCATTTTCTCTGTAGAGAACCATTGATTCACATTGAATGGAGAGGATTGCTCTAAAAAGACATTAATAGGCTCAAAGTCCAAATTAGTTTTTATTTCTCTTTTATCCCACTTGAGAGTATATTCTTTGTTCAGACTTCTTGATTCTTTAATAAACTGTCGTCCTACTTCTGATTTGGAATAAAGATTGAGAATATCTTGAATCTGTCTGTTGAAGTAGTTATATCTATTGAGATGTTCTTGAGAACAGGGAAAATTTGGTTGCTCATGAGGCATCTTAACATAAACATGAAGCTCAACTATTTTCCTGGACACTTCAGTTAAACAATTAACTATATCAGAGTATTTAGAGTTCTTAGTTTGAAAAGCTGCCTCAGGATTATTACTAACAGTGAACTCGTAAAAATCAACATTAATTCCGTTTATTATGCATATGTCTGGTGATTGGTTTTTACAATCATCAGGGAATGGTGTCTCTGGAAAAAGATCTTTGACTTTCTGCTCTGATCTGTAATTAATATTGTTGGAAATCATGAAGAGAGAGACATACAGATTATGTCTTAATTTTTCTAGCTTTTTGTAATGAATAGCAGACCACTCTTCTGTCAATATCTGATTCAAATCAGAATTATTATTCACTGACATAGCCAAATAAGATGTTCTTTCAAATCTTTCTGAATCGATATAAATTTGGTTATTCA